TATAAGACTTAAATAGTATCATTATTTTTTATGAAAAATAATAGTTCGACAAAAAAAGAGAAATATGATATTATAAGTATTGAGCAAAATAAGTAACTGTATTAATAGTAGCAAAGTGTATTGTAAATATGGGAGTTCTGGAAGGTATCGTGATTTCAACAAGGTATTAATAGTAGCAAAGTGTATTGTAAATCCTTCAAATTATCTAGCATTTCATCAATATCTTTTGGTATTAATAGTAGCAAAGTGTATTGTAAATGATGATGTTGTTGCTGAATTTGTAGCGGACATCGGAGTATTAATAGTAGCAAAGTGTATTGTAAATTATTTTTATTGTCTTTGTGCTATTTATATTTACATTGTATTAATAGTAGCAAAGTGTATTGTAAATGGCAAGTCAAAATGCTTCTAAAGATAGAATTATAAGTATTAATAGTAGCAAAGTGTATTGTAAAGACTGGTTACAGTTTAATATTTTAATCAAGGAGTATTTGAAAGTGTTGATTTTACTGTATTCTATGTATTTCTATTAGTTAAATTGAAATTAAAACGTTGTGTGAGAACATCAAAAATTTAACCTATAATATACACAGAATATACAAAAAAATGCTCCATTGAGGAGACAGGAATCTAATTTATTTTGTCTATTTCCTGTCTCATTTTTTGTATATTAGTTAAAGTATATTTATCCGTCATCTGTATATTAGTGTGTCCAACAATGCTTGTAATAGCGGCGTTGTTGTCAGTCACTTCTCTCAGAGATGTAATGAATGTGTATCTTGTATCATGAATCGTATGTTCCATTTCCAGTTTTTCAAGAATCTGGGAAAAATATCTTCTGAAACTGGAATAGTTCATATGAGATTTAAAGTTGTGGTTCGGAATAAGATACTCTCCATCTGTCTGCATATATCTGATAATCAGTGGCTGTATCCGATGATGTATCGGAACTACTCTTTCCTTTCCTGCATCTGTTTTAGATCCTGATGTCACAGTCCAGTTCTCCAGGTTTATTTTTTCTTTTTTTACAGATAGCAGTTCATTTACCCTGAAACCTGTGTAAATTAATATTAATAGAATATCTGTTCCTGGAATGCTTTCGATGCTATCCCACAATTTCTGCTGTTCTTCTGCAGTAAATATACTGTTTTTTCTCTGTTTCTTAAATTTTCTAAGTTTAAGAAATCTTGTATAATCCTTGTCAAGTACGTCAATTTCCATCGCATACTTGTAAACCAAGCCCGTGAAAGATTTTAATTCTCTCACATACAGCGGAGAAAATTCAGTAAATGTGTCGAATAATGTCTGCAGATGCGGAGTTTTAATGTCTACCATTTTCATATTGTAAAGCGGTGCAAGTTTCTTAAAGAACGATTCGTATGTTTTCAGTCTTTTTTCACTTGTCCCTGTGTTTTTCTTTACATCATAAAATCTTTTATAGACATCCTTAAAAGTTAGATTTTTCAAATTAATGTCATATGGATTCGCATTGTAAAGTGAAAGCTGATATTCCGCCTCCTTCCTTGTCGCATAATATCCAAGATATTTATATATCTGCTTTCCGTTATCATCATACCCGGTTGTAATCCTTACTGCAAACGGTCTTCTCCTTTTTCCGCTTAATTTTGCTACTGTTCCGTAGCCATTTGGTTTTCTCATAAAAAAATCACACTCCTTGTATTGTATTTTAAAGGTTTGTGTGATATACTTTACTTGGTTAGAGTATGGTGTATATCACACATATTTTCAAGGTCCTGTTGGTCGCAGGGCCTTTTTAATTAGATTTAATATATCGAGATTTCCTATTTTTATAGATTTACTGTCTCGAGATTTCCCGGTATTAACGGAAATTTTTCGCTAACAGCATTTGATAGGATTTCCACTCTGAAACGGCATAATCCATAGCATTTTCAGCTTCATAAAGTTTTTTAGGCGAGTCATCATCCAACCATTTCATCAATTCTTTGGTCGCCATTCGTTTTGCCGAATATGCCCTGTTAGCCTGCTTTAAAATTTCTTCACATTTTTCATCAAATGTGCTGTCCCCGGTAGTATTGCATTTTATATCCTTCATCTTAGACCATACGTTGATTAAAACATCTTCCGACTTTTGGGCGTTCGAATAAGATTCATATCTGTTTGATTGGGCTAAACTTTCGGATAAAGCATTCCAACTTGGCAGATGGTAGTCCTCTAATTTAATTAACTCTTCGTAAATTCTTCTTTTTTCAGAATCCATGTCTGTTTTTGTTTTTTCTTCTATCTGCTTTTCTGCTGTGGTGGAGTTACTCGTATTTCCGCTTCCAGCTGAGATTAAAACCGCAATTAAAGTGAGTACGGCAAATAAAGTAACCATTCCGAGTGCATACGGATTAAATTTTACTTTTTCTATCAGGTCTAACCAAAATTTTTTATCCCAAGCTTTATTTCCTTCATCTTTATTACTCTCCATAAAATCACTCCTTTTATTTATAAATATTTTTTTAACTCATTCAACAGACTTATGTCAAAGTCGGTCAAATCTTCATCGTTTATTTCTTCAGAAAAAATAATTGTTGCGTCGAACTCATTTGCTTCTGTTTCCAGCTTATTTACTCCAAAAAGATAATTTTCCTTCATGAACACAGCCTCCTTGAAAGTCTGTTGTGAATGGCCAAGTTCATGCCCGCAGACTATCTTCTGTGAAAATCTGGGGATATTACTGTTAATAAAAATGGTTTTAACCCCATCAATGCACGTATATAAGCCGAGCCATGCCTTAAAATCCAAGTAGATTATCTGAATTCCTTCACGCTCGGCAATTTTAAAAGGGTCACTTGTTCCGTGTTCATCCATAAGCCGTTTTGCAAGTTTCTTAAAACTCCTCTTTGCCATAATCCAACCACCTATTTTTTATTTTCTCTCTTTTTAATTAATAAGTCTACGACTGCCTGTTTAAACAAAGCCATGTCATGTTCTTCGTCCACATCATTGAAGAACAGTTGCTTATTCACTCCTGTAACCCTGTTAAACTCTTCGAGCTCCTGTTCTGTCAAAACTGAAGTGTCAACAAAATATGGGTTGGATGCTTCCTTCTTTTCTTTAGATTCTTCAAGACCCATTATAAAATTTGGTTTAACTTTTAACACTTCTGAAAGTTTTAAAATTCTATCTCTTCTCATATTTACTATTTCCCCTGATTCCCAACGAGATACAGTTGCCTTGCTGACACCAACATAATCTGCTACCTTCTCTAATGTTAATCCTAATTCAAGACGTCTTCGTTTTATTTTTTCATGTATTTCCATAATACATCCTCCGAAATATTTTATACATGGTAATTATACCTCTATTTTTGCAAAAATGCAACAATTTTTGTGAAAAATTAGAAAAAAGTTGCGAAAACGTATTGACATAAAAAAAATTATGTGGTATATTAATTTCAGAAAGTTACGTAAACGTAAAAAGGAAATGAGGTGGTATGAGATGAATCGAAATCTTTTAGAAGCTAAACTTAAAGAAAAAGGGTCTAACGTAGCAGAAATTTCTAAAATTATCGGAGTGGAGCCTTCGACATTTTATAGGAAATTATCTGGACAAAGTGACTTTTTTCGGAAAGAAATAGAAAAAATAGTCAAATATTTAAATCTGTCCATAGATGAAATGGAAAAAATTTTTTTTGGGCTTTAAGTTACGTAAATGCAACCAATAACATGAAACGAAATAAAATTAATTAAAAAGGAAAAGAGGTGATTAAGGAATGGAAAATATATGGCGTAGATTTAAAATAATTGGGTCATCAGAAAATGAGAAAAAGTTAAACCAACTCGTAGAAGACAAAAAGCTCACAAGAGATGATTTAACTTTAATCCTGAATACTATTTCACTAAGTGAAAAAATCAAGGAGTCGGAAAATGTGAAAGTATATGACTGCGGAATTTATGCTGACTTTGATGTAAAAATATTAAGAAAGTATACGGATGACAGGTCACCCGTAAAACTTCCTGATAATTATCTGCTGATTGTTCTGGAAAAAGATCTGTAAATCTTTTTAAACTCTTTAATATCTTCTCTGTGACCATGCATGGCCAGCTGAAATTCGACATAACGGGTAAGACGTTCCTCATCGTCAGTGTCAGGAAACTTTTTATCCCTCAGCATGTCATTGGCCAGGTCACCGCATACATCATCAGATTTGATATATTTAGATGTCTTTAACCAGTCTAAAAATTTACTCATGCAGAAACACCTCCTTTCAGAATTATTATACCCTGAAAGGATAAAAATCGAAAGGATCTTGGAAATATGAAAACTCTAACCGTAAAAGAATGCTCCAAATACATTGACAAATCTGAATCAGCTGTAAGAATCGGACTCCAGCGAGGTGAATATAAGTTCGGAACAGCAATTCAGACAGTACTACCTACCCCCTCAAGACCAAGAGGCGGATGGGACTACCACATACCCGCAATGGCTGTGGAACATTACATGAAGTACGGCAACTTTCCCGTGATAATAGTAAACGGGGACGACGTGACAAAATTAGTACATTCGCTGGCAAATAATATAGCGATGGATATGATTAAAAAAGGAGGATGCGAATAAAATATGGAAAATTTTAGAAAATTACCGGGGATGAAAAGAGAAATCGCAAGAGCAGAAGATAAGCTGGGAAAAATGAATAAAATGATTGAAAAAATAGAAAAAGATAACGAAATTGACGAAGAAATAAAACAGTTAATGATTCAAAATCTGAAATACTACGTTCAAAAAGAATTCGGCATTGAAGCAGGATTCATAAAATAAAGGAGGAACAGAAAATGACAATGAAAACTAAAAAAACATTAGTATGGTACGGCATATTTATAACAGCTCTGATACTGAATCAAACAAAATCATTTGCCGATGACTTAGTTGTTAAAGTGGTAGTGCACGGCTTATGGATAGCCCTTGTTGCTATGACGTGGGTATATTTTAAGGAATCAAAATGGGATTGAAAGGAGACAGAATATGCAGAACACTTTGAAGGACTTAAATAACCACCTCTTTGCACAACTTGAACGGCTTGGCGACGAGGAAATGACACAGGAAAAGCTTAACGTGGAGGTAGCAAGGTCGGAGGCGGTCGTAAAGATTGCATCAACAATAATCGACAACGCCAACACTGTCCTGAGAGCAGTAAAGCTTAAGGAAGAAGGGCTGAACGCGGACTTACAGCTTCCTAAGATGCTGGAGGGGTAAGATATGTCAGGCAAGACAAGAAGAAGATATACCGGGGAGGAAATTGACTTCCTCAGAAAAAATGCACCCGGAAGGCATTACCGTGAAATAGTCGAGATGTTCAACAGGAAGTTCGAATATCAGATAGACACGAAAAAACTCAGGGAAACACTGAAGAATCATAAAATTTCAACAGGACTTACAGGGCGTTTTGAAAAAGGGATTACCCCGCACAATAAAGGGAGAAAGTATCCCGGAACAGGTAACAAAACAACATTCAGAAAAGGGGCTACCCCTCACAATAAAATGAAAGTTGGAGAGGATGCTATAACCACTGACGGATACGTTAAAACCAAAATAGCGGAGCCCGACGTGTGGGAGTTTAAGCATAAGCTTATATGGACAGAGGCTCACGGGCCTATCCCGGAGAAACATTCCATCATATTTGCTGATGGAAATAAGCTGAACCTTGACATTGACAACCTGCTACTTGTGTCAAAAGCGGAACTGCTGATGCTGAACAGGAAGAAACTGATTTCAGAAAATTCTGAGCTTACAAAAACAGGTTTAAATGTAGTCAAAGTGATGAATAAAGTCTACAAAATTAAAAAAGGAGGTGGGTAAAAATGCCTGAAATCGAAGGAATTTACTACGAAACGGAAGAGGATTACTATATGATTCTCGATGAACTTTATAGAGATGGAAAGGAGGTGGTTTAAATGCAGATAAAATATATGTACGTGTACTGGCAGAATTCAAGCGGTGGTTACCTTAAAGAAATAAGAAAAACTTATAAGGATAATATGCTGATACTACCTGTGAAGTGTATGGGAGCCACAACATACGATTATAAACATCTTGCAGTAGCGGATAAGGGAGTAATCCCAAGAGAAGTTTATTTTGACGGAGTTGAGAAAGGATATGATTGCTCATGCTGTGGCGACAGATGGAGCAGATTGGATGGATGGGATGAAAAAGAAAAGATTTACATTTATGAAAACACTGAAGAATTTGAAAAATCAAAACCTGAAAGATTTGAGTATTATGTAATTCTTTCAGAACTGAAAAAAGCCGATACTGGCAATATCGACTGATTTTCAAAATATATCAATTGAAGTATAGCACTAACGAAAGGAAAAATCAATATGGAATTAAAGATAATGAAAAAGGAACTTCTCGGTGCAGTTGAAGTGGCCGAGAATTTCATAAGCACCGAAAGGGCTTGCATGGAGCATCTTAAGCTTATCCATATCAGAACAGACGAAAATAATAGAATGGAAATCTTCGCTTCTGACTCTGAGACATGTGCGAAAGTCAGAATTAACGGGCATGTGGAGGAAGAAGGAAAGGTGGCCATACCTTGTAAGATGTTCAAAACTGCAATAAAACAGGCTCCTGATACGGAAATAATGGTTAAAGCTTACAATTACAAAATAAAAATCATGGCAAAAAATTACACTTCGGAAATCCCTTTACATGAGTATAATCCGGGATTTAATAAGGACACTGCAGAAGCGTTAAATTTTAAAATTAAAAGAATGGAACTTAAAGAAGCTTTGGAGAAAGTGGAGTTCTCGGCATCGGGCGACCCGCTGAACCTGGCAGTGAACTGCGTGAGACTGGAAACGGAAGATAATAAACTGGTAGCTATAGGAACAGACACCTACAGGCTGACCATGTGTGAAACAGAGATAACGGAATCTCAGGGGTCTTTATCTGTCAGTATCCCCCTGAAAGCAGTAAAAGGGTTAATCAAAGCTCTGAAATCAAAAATACAGGAGGTTGAAGAAACAGTATTGGTAATGACGGATATCAGCGGGAAGATTAATTTCAGACTTGGAAGCGTCAACATACGGACAGAACCAGTTAAACTTTCGTTTCCTGATTACAGGACAATAATCAAGGGACTAAAAAACGATAAGAAGGTGATGCTGAACACTAAAGTTTTCCTTGCAACACTTAAAAAATCTATTCTCGTTGCAAAGAATAATAAGGATGCAAAAAACGGAGGCATATTTGATTTCAATGATTTTAGCGAAGGCAGTCTGACAGTAAAAGCATCAAACGAGTTTAGCGAATTTAGGGAGAAAATACACACAATACATACAGGAGAATACTTGAAAATTTCACTGAACATCAAATTTTTGATAGATTATTTAAGCAAATCTAAAGACAGCCTGACTGTCATGGAAATGTCGAATAATAAGAACACAGTGCTTGTAAGAGGTGAAACCGACAGTAAATGGGTTTACTTAATAATGCCACTTGCATTAAGAGAATAGGAGGACAGATGGAAAAGCTCAGATTACCGAAGAAACCAGTTATAAAAAATGAAAAAGACTACGGAATACCTATAAGAATAAGGTCAAGTACACATAACCTGCTTGATATCGTGTCAATCGAAACAGGATGGAGCAAGGTGGATGTGATAACCAAAATGGTGGAGTTTGCATTTGACAACATCGAATGGGTACCGGCTGATGAATATAACAAAATTAACGGAGGGAACGAATAATGGAAATAAAGGTTTTATTTGAAATTGAAGAAGGAAGTAAGCCGATAATCGAAAATCTTTCGAAGGCATTAAAAGTTTTGGGAAACACTGCAGTCTTATCAAGTTCTGCAGGAAGTATAATCGGGAAAGTTGATAAATTTGTACAGAGAGAACCCGCAGAAGAGGAATATGCAAGGCAGGAAACTGGAGACTGGCAGACGAACGATGTAAAAGTGGAGCCTGAGAAAAAGGAAGAAACACCTGTTAAAAATGTAGAAACCCCAAAAGAGGAAGAACCTAAAAAAACAGAAACTCCTGCAAAGGAAGAAACACAGGGGTGGAGCTACGACCAGCTTAAGGCAGGATGCCATGAGGCATCGACAATGAATTTAGGTTCAAAGGTAGCTGAATTGATAAAAGGGAAATACAACCTGTCAAAACTGACAGAACTTGACCCTAAGCTATATGACGCATTTGCAAACGATTTAAGGGAGTTAGGGGTGAGAATATGATGAACCACAAGGAAAGGGATCATGCCCTGCTTTCGGCAAGCGGGGCGTCAAGATGGATGAACTGCAACCCAAGTGCAAGACTTGAGGAACTGTTCCCTGAAACAACTTCAGAATATGCCGAGGAGGGAACACTGGCACATGAGATTTCGGAACTCAAGCTGACAAAATACACAAGCCCGATGGGTCCGCGTACTTACAATAGCAGACTGAAAAAGCTTAAGGCGAATAAACTGTATAAGCAGGAAATGGATGCCTATACGGACGCCTACCTTGAACATATTAAGGAGCTCATGATGTCATTTGATAAACCTGCCGTGGCGTCTATTGAAAAGAAAGTAGATTTCAGTGCATATGTACCTGAAGGGTTCGGAACATGTGACTTTGTAACGGTCTATGATAAAACCTTATATGTAAGGGATCTGAAGTATGGAAAAGGTGTGCCTGTATTTGCGGAAAATAACCCACAGCTTATGCTCTATTCGTTAGGAGCGTATCTCGAATACTCGCTGTTCGAGGACATAGAAACGGTGAATATGGGTATTATACAACCGAGACTGGACAGCATCTCGGTGTGGGAAATACCGGCAGAGGAACTTGTGGAATGGGCGGAAAAAGAAGTCAGACCTAACGCCGAAAGGGCATTTAATGCCGAAGGGGATTTTGTTCCGGGACAATGTACGTTCTGCAGGGCGAAGGCAGTCTGCAGGGCAAGGGCGGAAATGAACATGAGCCTTGAAACAGATATGAAGCTAAAAGGTAACATCTTAAGTAATGCCGAAATGGGTGACATACTTAACAGGGCACAGGATATCGTGAAATGGGTCAAGGACATTGAGAACTACTGTCAGCAGGCAATCCTTAAAGGTGAAACAGTTCCGGGATGGAAACTTGTGGAAGGAAGGTCGGTAAGAACGTTCTCGGATACTGAAAAAGCGTTTGAGATACTTAAGGACAAAGGAATAGCCGAGGAGCTGATGTATGAACGTAAGATGCTGACATTAAGCCAGCTCGAAGGGGCAATAGGGAAGAAAGATTTTAATGATTACGTGGGCGAACTGATAATAAAACCTAAAGGTAAGCCTACACTTGTAATGGAGTCGGATAAAAGGGCTCCATATGTAAATGATGTTATTAATGCAGAAGATGAATTTGAAAAAATAATAGATTAAGAGAGGATGATAATATATGGAAAAAAATCAGAACACTAGAATAAACGTAAGAGGAAGACTAAGCTTTGTACACTTATTTAAGCCACATGCAGCAACTCCGGGAGCGGAAGAAAAATATAGCACAACAATTCTCGTACCGAAATCAGATACAGCAGCAAAACAGAAAATTGATGCTGCAATTGCGGAGGCAATAAAAATAGGAACAGCTGAAAAATGGAACAGTGTCAAGCCACCTCATGTTCCAACTCCTATATGGGACGGGGACGGAGTAAAACAGAACGGGGAACCTTTCGGACCTGAGTGCAAAGGCCACTGGGTGTTTACGGCATCAGCAAAAACGGATTATCCGCCTCAGGTAGTGGACAAGTACGTGAATCCTATAATGGATCAGTCTGAAATTTACAGCGGAATCTATGCAAATGTCACAGTCAACTTTTTCCCTTACATGTTTACAGGGAAAAAAGGAATAGGTGCAGGACTTGGGAACGTACAGAAGGTGTCGGACGGAGAACCGCTTGCAGGAGGAAGAACAGCCCAGCAGGACTTCGCTCCGGTCGAGGATGAAGAACTATATTAATTAAAAAGGAAGGATAACGAATGAATGTACTGAACATAGATATTGAAACTTACAGCAGTGAAGACATTTCAAAAACAGGACTGTATAAGTATGCACAGAGTACGGATTTTGAAATCCTTCTTTTTGCCTATTCACTTAACGGGTCGCCCGTTGAAGTGATAGACCTTGCACAAGGTGAGGTAGTGCCGGAGGAAGTTGTAGGAATGCTTAATGACGGAGAAACGGAACTCAGGGCATATAATGCGGCTTTTGAATGGTACTGCCTTAACCAGGCAGGGTACAGGACCAATCTCGAACAGTGGAGATGTACCATGATACATGCATATTATGCAGGTTATCCGGGAGGACTGGGCAAGGTCGGGAAGGCAATGGGATTTGAAAATGATAAGAAAAAATCCGCAACAGGCAAGGCTCTTATAAGACTTTTCTCCGTTCCATGCAGACCAACAAAAAGGAACGGCGGAAGAACAAGGAACATGCCACACCATGAACCTGAAAAGTGGGAACTTTACAAGGAATATAACAGGCAGGACGTGGTGGCGGAAATGTCAATAAAGGAAAAACTTGAAGGGATAAAACTTCCAAAATTTGAATGGAAGCTGTGGCATACTGATGTCAGAATGAATGCCGAAGGTATTAAAGTGGACAGTGAGCTTGTTGAAAGTGCCCTGTTCGTGAGTGTCACCTGGAACGAATATCTGCTGAATGAGGCGAAGGGACTGACTGGACTTGAGAATCCTAACAGTACAGTGCAGTTACTGAAATGGTTAAAAGATAAAGGCGTAAATGCCGAAAATCTTCAGAAGGAAACAGTTAAAAATATTATCGGAGAAACTGAAGGGGACGTAAAAAGAGTGCTCGAAATAAGGCAGGAACTGAGTAAGACAAGCACGAAGAAATATGTGGCCATGAAAGATGCCCTCTGTGAAGATGGAAGGGTGAGGGGACTTCTGCAGTTCTATGGAGCGAACAGGACAGGAAGATGGGCTGGAAGACTTGTGCAGGTTCAGAACCTGCCTAGGAACTATCTGTCAGACCTTGACGATGCAAGGAACATGGTAAAAAGAAGAGACCTGCTGACACTTGACATTCTATATGACAACATTCCTGACACATTAAGCCAGTTAATACGTACTGCATTTGTTCCGGATGAAGGAAAGAAATTTGTAATCGCCGACTTTTCGGCAATAGAAGCAAGAGTAATCGCCTGGCTTGCGGGCGAACAGTGGAGGCTTGACGTGTTCAGGACTCACGGAAAAATCTATGAGGCATCGGCATCACAGATGTTCGGTGTGGACATATCGACAATAGCAAAAGGCAAGGAGAACTACCACTTGAGACAGAAAGGGAAGGTTGCGGAACTTGCACTCGGTTATCAGGGATCAAGCGGAGCCCTCATGGCCATGGGTGCAATCAACATGGGACTTACAGAGGAGGAACTTCCTGAAATTGTCAGAATGTGGAGAAATTCAAATAAGAGAATAGTTGACCTGTGGTATGCTGTAGGGAATGCGGCCGCAGAAGTGGTGCTTAACGGAACAAGGCAGGCTGTGAACGGAATACTTTTTTCAAGGGAAGGGGATCTTGCAAAAGGGCTCGACTTCCTGACGGTAACCCTTCCGAGTGGCCGTAAGCTCCACTATGTCAGTCCCGGAACAAGGGAGAACAGCTGGGGGTCGACAGTGATAACCTACAAGGCACCGAATCAGGTTTCAGGCAAATGGGAAACGGCAGAAACTTATGGCGGAAAGCTTGTGGAGAACATCGTGCAGGCAATAGCCCGTGACTGCTTAGCCGCAACTATCCTGAAACTGACCGATAAGGGATATAAGATTGTAATGCATATACACGATGAAGTTGTACTGGAAGCCCCGATGGACGTCACTGTAGAAGAAGTGTGCGACCTGATGGGAGAAGAACTTAAATGGGCTAAAGGCCTGATTCTGAGGGCAGACGGATTTGAAACGGGATATTATAAGAAGGATTAGGAAGTAGGAAGGAGGTAAAAATGTACAACAGGGAAATAGTAATAAGTACTGCAGGTAGCAGGAAGGAGACAAGATGGAAAACAGAAAAGCTTTTATGGAGCGAGTTCGTCAAGAGACTTGAAACACCGACAAGGACTGCCGAGAAGTTTGAAGACTTCCTGAAACTTCCGAAGTCAAAACAGGATGAGCTTAAGGACGTCGGAGGTTTTGTTGCAGGAAAACTGAAGGACGGTATAAGAAAAAACGTGAACCTGCTGTCAAGGGACTTAATAACATTAGACCTTGACAACATAGAGCCGGGAAAAACGGAAGAAGTTATTGACAAGG